TCAAGCTGTTGTTGAATACCTGTCTGGACAGCTTCAAGGCGGGAAATGTGGAACCGGGCGGACGCATTTTCCAGCTTCTTCAACCATGCCGCATCCAACCCGGCCTGTTCACCGATCTTGATATACTGTTCAACGCTCCAATGAAATTCTTCAAGCTGTCCAGCAGTCAACCATTTCCGGGCATCGGTCAGGCTGATTTGGTTGTTCACCGCAAAACGGGCATACCAGCTTTCAATTTCCTTCTGAACGGAACGCTGTGCATCCAGATACAGTTCTTCCATGTCCTGAATGGTCTTTTGGGCTTCTCTGTGGGCGCTGTCCTCCAAGATGGAAAACCGCCCACGCCAATAATCCGCATTTCTCATGGGCCGTTCCTCCAATCCTGAAAAATGGTGCTGAAGGTGGGATTTGAACCCACACGCCTTGCGGCAACGGATTTTGAATCCGCCGTGTCTGCCTATTCCATCCACTTCAGCATAGAAGGCCACGCTGTTTCTTCATAGGGGCTTGCGCCTTGCTGAATTTTGGTTCCTTCCTTTGTGGCCATGGTAGCCCGTGCCGGGATCGAACCGGCGTTACCGCCGTGAAAGGGCGGTGTCTTAACCACTTGACTAACGGGCCATGATGGGCCGGGGAAGGGAATTTCACCCTTTGGCGGGTAGGAGTAATAGCACCCCGCCACACTCAATGTCTGCCCCGGCATATATTGTGAAACGGCGGGAGTTATTCACCCTCGCCATTGTCACCTTTGTTCTGGTTGCCGGTCTGGAAGGCCCCGGCGTATTCCTGTGCTTGTTCCATTGCTTCATCCTTTTCCTTACGCAACCGGGCCAATTCCACTTCAACATCCGTAACCCACGGGTGCTGTTCCACAATGGTTTCCGTGGACAGAATACCAACGGACTTGGAACAGTTTTCAATGGATTCCGTTTCATTGATCAGAATGTCACGGTTAAACACGATCTGAAGTTCAGCACCTTCATAATCGCCCAAGCCCCGGTTGCTGAAATCCTGATTGATGAACCACAACAATTCTTCAAAGGCCGCTTGGAACTCGGTTTCCATGCCGTTTGCGTCAAGGTCAATGTCAGAATACATGGATTGAATGTTCATCTGATTGGGGTTGCCACTCAAACGATCATCCTTGGCATCGTAGCCACGGGCATTTTCAATCAAGGACTTCTTCAGAAGTTCCAAAATGCCCTTGTAGTTCTCTGCATTGATTTCAACCTGAAGGGTTTCAACCCCGCCATCCTCACGAACCTTCACGGCTCCATAGGTGGAAAGGTTGTGGCGGAACTCACCAAGATTTTCACCGTCATAGTTCTTCAGAACCAGAATGGTGTTCCGTGCGTCCTCTTGCATATTGTTTTCAAAGTCGGAAATCATGGTGTTGATTCCGTCCTGAAGGGTTTTCACACGGCGGATCAGGGGGATTTCCTGCTTGTTATACTTGAATGGAACCAGCGGAATCCTTGTCCAGTTGAACCCCTTGGGTTCTTGGCCTTCTTCCTCAACCATGAAATAGTTTTCGTGTTCACCGGCTTCCACATCGGCAATCAGCATATCATTCTGATAGATATACCGGTAAATGCCATCGGCTTTGAAGATTTCCACCTTCTCAACCTTTTCCTTCTGGTAGCCGTTCCACACTTCTTGGGTGTAGTAACGAATCGCACAATCAAGGATGGTGTGATCATCGTCAGCCCAAAAAGGAAGAATGTCATAGGCCGGGAAATGCTTGAAGGACAATTCACCAGCTTCATTGTAGTAAGGATAAAGCCAGCCAAGGCCACCGTTCAGGGCATCTTCACAGACATATTTCAAAAGCCGGTAAAACCGTTTGTTGAAAACCTTGCCCAAAGCATCCGTATAACTCTTATCCTGACAGTTCAGGGTGAAGGGCTTGCCCACAAGGTAGTTGGTTTTCTGATCCACCATCAGGGCATATTGGTTATCAATCAGGCGGTTGTTCGGAAGGTTCGTCACAACCTGAAGCTGACCATTTTCACCAATGATTGTGCGCTGACGCTGAAGAATGTCATGCTGTCCTTCATAGTACAGATCACCCATAACCTGATCCTTGCGGCGCTGACTATTCTTCCATTCCTTGATTTCAGCGGCGAAGAACTGATTTTCAGTCATGCCGGTTCGCCCACCCTGAAGGATCAGGCGGTTGATACGCTCCATAGCGTTATCCAGAAACATATTCACTTACCGCCTTTCTTCATTGCTTAATAATTGCAATCCCCCGGAATCACACGATTTCCGGGGGATTTTGTTACTATCATGTTATTAGTCGAAGCTGAAGGCGGGGCCAACCAACATATCTTCCAGCCCGTAACGCATAGCGTCCATAAGGTGGTTGAAATCATCAATGGGAACATTGATCTTGGCCCCGAACTTATCTTCTGCCCATGTGTAGTTTGAAATCTCTGTGATGAAGTTCACGCATCGGGGATGAACAATGATGGTGTAACCCTGAATGTACTGGATTCCGTTGTTCACGCTGTCCTTGCCCTTCCGGGCGGCTCTGATACGATGAAGGCCAGCATCCCGCAATTCATCAATGCTCTTAGGTTCGGCACAATCGGCCTTGATCCGTTCCTTGCCGTAGCCCATGCCGGTGATCCGGTCACAGATTGCCCGGTTCGTCAGGGCCTTTTCATACAGTTCATCAAAAACCCAAATGGTTCTTTCCTTCTCACTCACCAGCCCACAGAATAGGGCCGTGGGATCGTTGGTATAACCGAAGTCAAGGCCGAAGGCGCTTTTCACATCAGGCTTCTTGGAAATAGTCAGATAATCAAAGGCTTCTTCCCGCCAATTATCGAAAATCAGGCCATCCACAATGCCCCAACCCCCAAGGCCAGCCACCTTGTAGCGGCGGGGGTTGTTTTCCTTCATGGTGTTGAACACCTTCAAATCCGCCGTGTCCAGCCATTCATTACACAGGTAATTGGTGGTTGTGGCGTAAATCTGCCCATCCGGGCTGATCCAGCTATCATGGAATTTGTATGTGGGGTTCCCTTGGGCATCTTTACCGGTGATTTCCCCGAAGAACCGCTTCCTGATCCAATGCTTTTCATTCCACGGGTTGAAGGTCAGCGTGATTTGCTTGAACAGGCCGGTTTCTTCCGGGATAGCACCACGGATGGATTCATCCAGCATATCAAAATCAGCTTCATTCATGATTTCGTATGCTTCTTCAATCCAGCACCAGCACAGAAACCCTATTTCAACCGTAATTGAAGTAACCTTCAGGGGATCATCAAGGCCCCGAAAGTAAATCTTCTGACCGGTGGGAAGGTAGGTCATTTCAAGGGGGCTTTCTTTGATTTCCCAATAAGCTGAAACCCCAAGGCGGTTGATTGCCCATTTCAGTTCGGTGAAACAGGAATCTTTCAAGGTTCTGAACACCTTGCGAACCACAAGGGTATTGGCTTCCGGGTATTGCATCATCCGTTTGATGATGTTCAGGGCCGTTGTCTTGGATTTCTTGGAAGCACGGCTTCCCTTACACACTCGGTAACGGCCTTTGAAGTTCCAAAAGGTTCCGTAACCCTTGCCAACCACTTCAGGAAGGTGAACCCGCTTGGCCTGTGGGCTAATCTTCAAGTTGATCATCCCCCGTGATAATCACCGGAACGGCCCCTTCCACACCTACCTTGTCCGTGAACATACCATAACGCTTGCCGATCAGTTCAGCGGCCTTCAGCCTTTCCTTGGCTCCAACCTCTTTCTGCGTCAACTCTTGGCAACCGTCACCGCACAGGATCGGGATTTCTTCAGTATGTTCACCCCGCATTACCGAAGTCAGGTATTTCATGACTTCTTCAGCATCAGCGATCTTGGCCGAATGAAGTTTTTCAAGTTCGGTTTCGATGTACGCTTTCAAGTCAGGTTTTGCAAGGTTTTCAGAACCCGTTTGCTTTGCGGTCTTGGGCGAATACCCCGCCTTGATTGCCGCATCCGTAGCATTGCCGCTGATCAGGTATTCATCACAGAACTTCCGCTGTCTTGGTGTCACAGGTATTCACCCCTTTCATCAGGCATAGAAAAAGCGCCCCGGTTTCCCGTAGGCGCAATTTCTTATTTACTATTCTACCGATTCTTTACTCTGTTTGGAACCGGTGGCACTCTGGTTTTCTCGGTTGTTTAGAAAGTCGCTGTTTGCCTTGGCAAAAGCAAGTAAACCCTTTCCGTGAAGTTCAAAAACCCATTGCATAGAATAATTCAGTTCTTCAGAAATATCTTCCCATTTTTTCAACTGAATATAGCGCCCGATCAGAATATTTTGCTGATCAAGGTCAGGAATCCGGTTGATCATGGTGAACGCTTCCTGTTTCATGCTCACAAGTTCATCAATCCGGGCATTGATCTTGGCTTCAAGATCAATAATCTTGGTGATGGTTTCTTCAAGGGTATTCTTGGGGCCTGAAGTCTGAACCTTGTCCTGCTTCAGTTGGCTTCCGGTAGAAGTCAAGCTGGAACGCAAGGTTGCAATGGTACTATCAAGCCGATGGATCAAACGATCCGTTTTCCTGATTTGGGCAAAGTATTCTTTGGCCTGTTGGGAAAGGTCTTTGTCATTCACTATGTAACACATCCTTTCTGCGGTAGTCTGTTCCGTTTTCATTGCATCTGTACCGTTAATAAATGCTGAAAAAACAAGTGGTTTCAGGACTTTGGAACGCATGGAACAGATAAAACGGGCAGTTCCTTATATACACATTTCTTATATATTTTTTTCTTTATAAGAAGAAAGTATATTTACATCTGTTCCATCTGTTCCGTTCCTTGAAAGCAACTGAAAAAGCCTTGAAAATAAAGGGTTTTCGTGCGGAACAGATATAGAAAAAACATCTATTCCATACCTGTTCCACACGCTGTTCCAACCCCTATTGAAGAAATACTGGTTAGGCGTTCCGGTTGTTCCACTTCTCCAACTGCTCACCCCTCAACGCCAACGCTTCCAAGAAGCAACCGTTCTTAGGGTGAACATAGAAAGTTCTGAACGGAATATCCGCATATTTCTTTGCAAGCGGGTTCAGCCGGTTTTCCTGAACCAAATCAGCCCCGCAAAAAGGACACGGTTTATTTTTCATCGGTATTCCCTCCCGGTCTTACGATCTTTGATTTCAATGCGGTTCAGAAGTTCAAACCCCGCCAAACGGGTGATGTACTTCAGGACGAAGATCAGGGTGTTCACCCGCTTCTGCTGTTCATCCTCGTCACGGATGATATTCTTTGTGCCGTGGTAGGCTGTCGGATCGTGATACCCTTCAGCATTTTCCCAAGGTTTAGGCATCGGTTTTCCCTCCTTCTTCTCTGTACCATTCTTCAATGTCACACCCAATGTCCTTCAGCTTTTTACGGGCCAACCACCCATCATCGGCTTGTTCCATCAGGTAATGTTCCCGTAGCTTCAAGGTTTCGGCATAGAACAGCTTCCACGCCAGCTTCAGGCGCTTTGAGCCAAAGCCAAATTGGGTGTGAAGCATCCACAGGATGGATGATTCTTTGTCCATGTCAAAGGCCCGATCATTTTCCACAATCTGTTTCTTGATTTCCTGATCCAAGGCCCGTTCTTCAGCTTTGTTGAACTGAACGGCGAAAATTTTACCACCGGACTTCTTAAACATCGGCATGGTATTCACTCCAAATATCATCGAAGCAAACCGGAAGGGCGTGAACCTTGTCCAACAGGATCAGGGCCACTTCCCGCATCTGCGGGTGTGCGGCGGGTGAACAGCGCAACTTCAGGAAATGCCGCCATTCACGAATGTTGGCCGTCATGACCACTTCCGTTTTCAGGCTGTTGGGCAGAACGGAACGGGCTTCTTGCGGGGTGGCTCCTGATTTCAACAAAGAAAAATAGCATTGTTCAGAGATCAGACAAGCGTTTTTCCATGCCCAATACAAATCAGAACCTTCAGGCCAGAAGCAAGGTTCAATCACCGTGATTTCCTCACCGAACTTGCCCTTGCCGTAGTTGCAATAGCGGGTGGATTCCTGACAGTAAGAAGCCATCCGGTGGCGGACGATCTCATGAGAAACCCCACGATCACAAATGAACTTCACCGTGAAGGAACAATGTTCCAAAACCGCTTCATGCCCACGCTTGATGATCCCGGCAACGAACTTTTCAGCGGAACCTTCCGTGATTTTGTCCTCGGACTTGTAGCAGACACGGCCACATTGTTCCAGCCGCTTCAGAATAGTGGCCCCATCAATCGGGGTGATGAACTGCACATCAGGCTTGATAATTTTCATTTTCTTCAACCTCCCAATTCATTCCGGTGCTGTGACCGGTAAGGATCGAACCCTTCAGGGTAACGCTGTTCCAGCTTTTTCAAGTTTTCTTCCATGACCGTATCAAGGTCAGAACCAATAGCATCACACAGAACGGCCAAATACCAAGCCACATCACCAAGTTCTTCAATCATGTGGCGCTTATCCAGTTCATGGCCGTGGAAGAAATGCTTCTTCACCTGTTCGGCCACTTCACCGGCTTCACCGCAAAGGCCCAAGGCACATTCCAGCTTCAGCCGATCCATGTTGGAACGGTCAGCGGTTCGCAAGGAATCCCGCATATAACGGTTAGCGTTCATCGGCGTGTTCCTCCGCTTTCTGATCGTCCAATTCAAGAACGGTCATAATGGCGTAATTGGCAAGGTCAATCAGGGTATCACGGATAGATTCATCCTTTACTTCCTGACCCCCGGATTTGGTCAGGCTCTTAAACCGGGCCAGCTTATCCCCAAGTCTGATCCGGGGCATTGCCATTCCTTCTTCCGTGAAGGTCTGGTGAAAGCTGTCACCATAGTCATGATTTTTTCGTGCGTACAAGGCATTGATTTCCTTGCAAATATCGGAATGGCGTTCCGTTTTGGTTTTAGGTAACATTGAAATCATCCTTTCTTTCAGTTGAACCATTTGATCACCGGATCACCGGTGAAGCCCTTTTCCCACACATACCACGCATAGGCAATGGCGCTTTCCGGTTTCCCGGTCATATCACCGTTTTTATAACAGGCCAGCCGGGAACGGCTGATATAAACTTTTCGGGGGGGGGTATGCCTGAAGAACTCACCCCGTTTTTGCCCCTCCAAGAACTGAACCTTCAGGAACATAGCCACTTTCCCACCGGGGCGGACGCTTTCAAGCGCCCTTTGAACAAATTCAAGCCCCATTGAATATGGCGGGTTTGTGATTATATCGCCTTCAAAATCGTCCAGCGTTTCCTTCAGGAAATCCAACGGTTCAGGATCACCGAAGCCCCGGTAAATCAGATCAGTTGAAATGACTTCATAACCGTGGGCCTGAAGCACCTTGGAAATATGGCCTTCCCCACAGGCCGGTTCCCAAATGACCGGGGAAAACTGTTCCAGTTCCAGAAGCATTTCCACGGCCCTTGGATCGGTGGCGTAGTAATCAAATGCTTCTCGTTCTTCAGGAACATGGTTGGAACTGCCCAAAGTGGTGAACACCTTCTTGGAACCACTCATTCTGTGTCACCGCCTTTCACAAACACACGGGTTTTCCGATTTCTGATCCACTTGGGAACCGTTGTGAAGCCACAGCGTTTTGTGATCTGCCGGGAAAACTCAATCTTGGAAAGGGCTTGGAAGTTGTTTGCAATGCAATATTCCTTATACCGGCGATACACGGAATCGGTGGCTTCATTTTCAATCCCGTCAAGGCCAACTTCATTGATGAACCCAATAATGGGGTTGTTGTTTTCCTCATATTCGTCCAACTGCCCCTGAACTCTGCTGGAAGTGGTGAACTGTGCGTTCCCAAGAACCCGCTTCAACCCCTGAAGGCCAAGCAAGGCCAAATATTCCATTGAACCCTGTTCACACAGTTCATCCTTGATGAATGGGCGGAAGTCTGCATCATTGGGGGTGAACTTGGCATCGAAGGGAACGATCACCAAACGCCGCTGAACGGCTCCGGTTTTGTCCTTGATACGGGGAATATTGTTGGCGCTGAACAGGAACTTGGAATAATTGTTGAACTCAAATGGATCTTGGCCTTTGCGCTCCACATTCACCCGATCACCCGTGACCAGCTTCTTGAACACGGAAGCATTGGCAATAAATTCATCACCAATATCATCACCGATGTTTGCCAGCTTGCCGAACAGTTCAGCGGTTTTGAACCTATCACCCAATTCCTTCAGGTCAAGGGAAGCAATGTTCTGAACGCCCAAAAGGGTTTTCAGGGCAACCAAAATAGTTGATTTACCGTTTGCGCCTTCACCGGTCAGAATGAATGAACGGCCACCCGCAACGGTGTTGGAACGATAGAAGGTTGAACCAATCATTTCTTCCAATAATGCCCGGATTTCTGGCCGGTTACAGGCAATTTTATCAAGGGTGTGATCCAACAGATCATCATGGGCGGCGGGATTGTACGGCCACGGGATTTTGTTTGTAATGACCACATCCGGGGTGAACTCTTTGAAGGAACCATCCCGGATATTGTAAAGGCCGTTGCTGAAAGCAATGATATTCGGGTTGGTGGCCTTGGTGTTTTCCTCAATCATGATTTCCAGATAGGACAGGACTTCCGAACGCCACGCCCGTTTCAGGTTGCTGATCAGCTTGATCATGGCCCCTTCAATTTCACCGGCACCGGAAACATAGATACCATCCTTGTAAATGTGAAGCTGGTTATTGATCTTCACAATATGGTTGTTGTTCTTCAGGTAGGTGGCGAACTTATCAAACAGGAAGGTTTTATCCCGGAAGAAGGATGTTTTCTTGAAGGCATCATCCCGAAGGATCACATCAAGTTCCTTGTCGGAAAGGGGCTTTTTCAGCACATAACGGTTAATCAGCCTGATACATTCACGGGCTTCTTCCTTGGTGAAATCGTCACTCTGAAGGGTCAGAATGTAGTTGAACAAGGTTTGGTTCCGCCCATCACCTTCACCAAGGGATTTGAAGTCAATATCCGTCTTTACCGGAATCAACCACTTGGGGAGTTCTTGAATTTCATCTTCAGGAACATCATACAGAATGGGCCTATCTTCATTCATGTACTTCAGAACTTCATAGCTGTTCCGGGAACCAATCTTTAGATCAGCTTCAAGGCCCACAGCCAATGTTGCTTTTGTGCGGTTACTTTTGACTAAATCCGGGGTGTTCTTGAACAGGAAGTGCTTTCCTCTGGAAGTGGTGTAAACCCGGCATTTCAAATTCAGGTTTTCCACGATATTCAACAGGATTACCGATTGTTCCATATCGTCAACATCCACCAAAATAGTTTCATCCGATAAAATACCGGCATATTCTGGAAGATTCTTGACTTGCTCAAATGAAAGAAGTTCGTCAGCAGTAGCGTTTTTGAAGGGCATCAGACATTTCTTGTCTTTGGTTGGAACATAGCCTTTATACAACTGCACCAATAATCACCCCTTCCGTGATTTATTTGCTTCATGGTCAAGTCCCCTTATTCGGTTACAGGAACCAGACTGTGAATCACGCTGACAGCCATGCCCATAATCTTCAGGCGGTTGGGATCATCAATGAAGATAGTGGGAACCTTACCAGAGCCGCCTTCAAGATAACAGGTCATGGAAGCATCGTGGAAGTTGATACGCTTCAGGGTAACGGGGCCATCGTCAATGGACACGGCCACAAGGGAACCATTGGTGGGGAAATCTTCAGCGGCCTTAAACATAATCATATCGCCAGTGTGGATTCCGTACAGGGCAAAGCCATCATCAGAAGCGGTCATGCCGAAATCAGCGTTCAAAGTAATTTCTTTCATTTTGATACATCCTTTCAATCTTCAATCAGGTTTTCAACGGGAACATTCAGGGCCTTGGCAATCTTACCAACGGTAGCGGGTTTTGCGTCTTTTCCGCTTGTAATTCGCTGATAGGTTTGATAACGAATTTCTGCAACCTTGCACAAATCGTAAGGATTCATGCAAGCATTCGCCATGGCAATTTCCAGCTTTCGCTTATTGGCAATCATTTTTTCACCATCCTTTTGATTGTTGTTAAATACGGGTTGACAGAACCGTATTGGTCTGCTACAATCACATTATAACCAACCAATACAGTTCTGTCAAGTATAAAACAACAGCCTAATAGAATAATTTTGGTCTATCCATTTTCGTTGGGATATGGTACACTTCTCTTTAGAGGTGATCCAATGACGATTTCGGAAAAGATCAAAGCAATCAGAAAAGAGCGTGGACTAACCCAAAAGCAATTTGGTGATCTGTGTGGAATCCATGAAGTTCAAATCCGAAAATATGAACGTGGCGAAGTAACCCCCAAAATGGAGAACATCAAGAAAATTGCTGATGGTTTGGGCGTTCACCCATCCGATTTGATTGGCCCGGAATGGTTTGATATGGAAGCTGGCCCGGAAAGGCTTTCTGAACTAAGGGATTCCGTAAATACTCTTGTTGCTGTCGGTAAAGTATTTGGGGAATCCGCTTCAGATTTGCTTTCCAAGTTTTCGGAACTCAACCCTTCTGGTCAGCAAAAGGCCCTTGATTATGTTTCTGACTTGACTGAACAGGCAAAGTACCAGAAATAAAAAATAACCGCCCCGGTGCTGGAACACCGAAGCGGTTGTGGATAATCAAAGGGCAAGCCCAATGATCCCCGAACAGGTTCATTATATCACTTGGCCTATTGAAAATCCACACTTTCAGAAAGGTCAGGTGAATTTAGTATGCGAGCGCCTAACGGCTTCGGCACCGTGGCCCGGTTATCCGGGAACCGGCGTAGGCCCTTCATCATCAAGAAAACCGTGGGATGGAACGATAAGGGCCACCCCATCTATGACATTATCGGCTATGCGGCCACACGGGAAGAAGGCTTGATGATCCTATCAGAATACAACCGTGATCCTTGGGATGTTGACCGGGCCAAGATCACCCTTCAACAGCTTTTTGACCTCTGGAAAGAAAAGAAGGCTCCGAAGCTGGGGGAATCCAACAGGGCTTCCATGATCTCTGCCTATAAATACTGCAAGCCGCTTGAACGGAAACCGTATAAAAACATCAAGGCTTTCCAAATGCAAGAAACCATTGATACCTGTGGGAAATCCTACTCAACACAAGCGGCCATCAAGAATCTGTGGAACCACCTTGACCGGTTTGCCCTTGAATTGGACATTATTTCAAAGAGATATTCCGAACTTCTGACTTCTGATCCAATACCGCCCACCAGCCGCCTTCCGTTCACCAACGATGAAATCAAAACGGTGTGGGAACATCAGTCTGATCCTTGGGTTGATACTGTTTTGATCTTGCTATATTCCGGGTGGCGTATCTCTGAATTTTTGAACCTGAAACCTGAAGATATAGACTTGAAGGAAGGCACGATGAAGGGCGGCACCAAAACGAAAGCCGGTAAGAACCGCATTGTTCCCATCCATCCAAAGATCAGGCCCTTGATTGAACGGCGGCTTGCCGAAGGTGGCCCCCGGCTGATCAGCTACAATGGGAAGATTTGCAATCAAACTCAATACCGGATATTTTGGGCGGATATTATGAAGGCCCTGAAGCTGAATCATACCCCGCACGAATGCCGCCACACCTTTGAAACCAAATTGGATAGCGCCGGGGCCAACCGGAAATGTATTGATTTGCTCATGGGTCATGTGTCCAAGGACACGGGAAACCGGGTCTATAATCACAAGACTTTGGACGAACTGAAGGCCACCGTGGAACTGATTCCATAGGGTTCAAACCTGTGAACATTTTAGGCCGCTGAACGCTGAACTATGCACACATTAGTAACAAGAAAACCCCGAACCCCTGAAAAATCAAGGGTTCGGGGTTCGTCTGTTTTTATTGTACCATAAATTTTTCTACTCTGCAACGCTCTGAAACGCCCAAATACTGAACATTTCAGCCCTTTGAAGTTCGGTGAAATCGGGGTTATTAGTAACATAGTAGAAACACGCAAAAAAGGCCCTTCCAGCTTGAACCGGAAGGGCCTTTTCTCATGGTCAGGTTTTGGTGGCGTAGTCAAGGGAAATCCACCCGGCACCGCTTTTCAGTTTGCCCCACTTGGCCGCACCTTTGCCGGTGCTTTCAGCCACGATGGTATAAATACCGGGCTGGATGTAGCCGGTTGCACCGTAGTTTGTGCCGGGGCCTTTACGGATATTCAGGTTGGTGATCTTCACCCGCACAAGGTAAGGGGTCACGGTGGCCCCTGTGGTGCCGCCTGTGGGCTTTTCTGCGGCTGGGGGTGTAACTACTACCCCGCCACCATTGGAAGCGCCCTGAAGCCTTCTGTTGACTTCTGCGGCAATCTCCCCGTGTCTGGAATAAAGATATTCCCCCGGACAGGCTTTGTTGGCGAAGTCACGATGAACGGTCATGTTGCATCCGTTCCGATGGTTCACACGGTCATTCTTGTTCGTACTCCACACCAACTTCTTGATCCCGTTCCGCTTGCAAATATCCGTTACCAAATCCAACAGGGCCGCATAAGCCTTGGCGGTGACGGCGTAAGGGTGGGTGGTGTCGGAAGCAACTTCAATGGTGATTGCCCGGTTGTCATTGGTGCCGTTGCTGGAACACCAAGAACGATCCTTTTCATCCACGGAAAGGCCAATGGAACCATCCTTACCAACAACATAGTTGGCGGAACATTGCCGGTTTGTGGTGGCGAAATAATCACACCCCTGTTTTGCTGTCCATTGCCCAACGATACAATGAATCGTGATGGTGTCAATGGCATGGTTCCGGGGGCTGGTTTTGTTTTTCGTGATCCGGGTATAGGTTACAAGGGGGGAATTACTCATTTTTCTGCATCTCCTTTCACCTGAAGAATGGCCCTGAACTTGGTGAAGGCTTCTGCGATATACTTACAAGACACCATCAGCACAGCGCCCACAATAACCAAGTCTGCAAAAATTTCTGTGTATTCCTCCGGGATTGCCCACCCAAGCTGATCAGCGTAAATGGGAAGGGTGGTGATTGCCACACACAGCAAGGTCAGGCCCACAACGAAGGTGGCAACCTTCAGCCCGGAATTGATCATCTTCTGTTTGTCGAAAGGCTGAAGCAAAACCTTGATGTTGTAGTAAAGGGAAAAGGCTACATTGGACAGGTACGCACACAGGAAGATCAGCATAGCCCACCCAATATTGATCAGGTTGTTCAAAACAGCGTTCAGCATGGTTCAAATCTCCTTTGCATCGTTATAAATTTCAGGGCCGTACAGTTTCCGAAGTTTAATCCGGTTTTCGGCCTTGGCTTTGGAATAGTAAAACCCGGTTGCGGTTGCCAATTCTGCAAATACGGCGGGGATCAGATAGGCCAGCGGTTCAAGGTTTTCCGTGCGCCAAATCATAATAAGGGTGAAGGCCGTAACCCCAACGGTCACGGCCCCCACCACATACAAGATCAGTTTGGAAAACTCACGCTTTGGCTTTTTGGTTCGTCTGCTCATTCTTCCGGGGGATCGGTGGACAACTCCAAGAATTTTCTGTGAAGATCGTCCATCACCCCATTCACCCCCAAAGAATGATACTGCTTCCAGCAATTTTCAAAATTATCCCGTGCATAGATTGGGGCATAGCCTTTTTCGGAATACTTATTGAAATCGCTGATCATCTGCGCCCGAAGAAGGGCCTGAATACCGGCCTTCAAAGCCTTGGAATCCTCGGTGTTATGCTTGATTTGGCTCCACAGATATTTGAATACCGCCAAAATCAAGGTGGGAACACCAATCAAGCACAACACCTGATAAATTGTCATGGCTTTTCCCTCCTGTCAGGCCCCAATCAGGGCGGCAATGTGGCGCAAATCTTCAACGGGGCCGTTATAGAAGTCGAAGTTCCAAATCCAATGTTCTTCCTGATCCGGGCGCTTGTACTTCTGACAAAGGGCATCTTCCCAAATCTTCCCCCACCGGGCGTTGTGTCCGGGGGTCTGCTTCATCAGCGTTGCGGTGATCCGGTTCAGAAGTTCGCCCCTTTCCTTGCCCATGCCATCATCATTCTGTGTGAAGAAGTCATAGGCGTTTTGGCTGGTGGCCGAACACACCGGAAGATCATTCAGGATCAAAAAACCACCCTGACCATTCAGGGTGGTTCCATACGGAATGTTCACTTGTCCACAAATCGCCTTGAACCTTGCCCGTTTGCGGCAAACATAGGTTTTATACTCCATCCGTGCTTTCCTCCCACCCGTACACACCGGGTTCCCACACATTGGAATCCACCGTGGAAATCCAATGCTTTTCCTTATGGCTCACCTTTGCCCCCTTGGAATAAGCGTCATGCGCTCCCACCGGTTGGCTCCATTCGGGCCATTCTTCAGCGGGATCACTCGTTTTGCTCCACAGGCTGGAAGCCGTGTCCGGTGTCCAATCCGCTTGGGAAGTATGGGCTTGAACGCACTTGTAAAGGGTGCCGTTATACCGACGAATCTGCCCCACCGTGTAGGCCACAGGGAAAGCCCATTCAGCGAACAAATCAGCGTGTTCCGCCGCTGTTTCAGCGTCAATGCTCCCGGCTTCCGCCAAGGTTACAAAGACGATCCCACCGGCTTCTGTGGCCTTGGTGATCTCGCTTCCTGCGTCCGTCTGTTCCAAACTCACCGTTTCCAGTTCGTCCATGGCGGCACGGCCCAACAAATGGTAAGCTACACCCTCAAAAACAATGCCCGAAGCGTCAGGCTCCGGGCAAAGGATATAGCAACCATTTTCGGCTTTTTTGATGTAGTTCAGGTTCTCGGTCAGGCCGATACCGGCCCCGGCTTTGATGATTCTAAACATTGTCCACCTCCGAAAAAGATTGCATGGTAAAGCCGCCGCAACCTTAACAACCGTCCATGATCGTTGAAGTTCCGGTAATAGGCGCTTTGGCACTCCATGTATTGTTCTATGTCAAAGAAGGATCGTTTTCCCTCTTTGAACTCTTTGTGAAACAGCTTCAGCTTTCGCCTTGCCCGTTTCACTCCATCCCGGCTTCCATTCACCTTGATCTTGCCGGTTTCGGTAAGTGTGAACCGGGCTTTGCAGAACCGGAATGGCTTTGTAAGCGGGATCACCTTACACTTACGCTTGTTCACTCGGATTCCAGCGGCTTCAAATCGCCTTACAATTTCATGGCCCATCAGCTTTGCTTCATCCACCGTGGGAAAGAAAGCATAGTAATCATCCATGTAATGACCGGCGCAATGAACACGGGCCTGACACTTGATCCATTGGTCAATTTTACTTGGTAACGCCACCATTTCCTGTTGGGAAGGCTCCACGCCCAAAGGCATCCCCCGGCCCGGTGTCGGGCATGGGGAATACTGGATTACAGTATCAGCCAAGTTTTGAAGTTCAGGATTCAAAATCAATTCCCGGTGCCGCTGATATAACAGGGCATGGGAAGCGTTTGGAAAGAACCCTTTCAAATCCAACAGCAACACAGCACCTTCCCGGCCATAGCGCCGGTAATGCCATCCAAGCTGTTGTTTGATCCGTTTGAACTGCCAATGAAGGCCCTTTCCCTTTTGACTCGCCCCGTTGTCATAGATCATGGAAGGTGAATACAACGGGATCAGAACTTCATTACACAGGGTTTTGTGGATTTGCCGATCCGTAATGTGCGGGGCATCTATCGGGCGGATTTTCCCCCGTTCCCGAAGGGTGAAATGGGAACAGGATTTTGGTTTCCAAGTCTGTTCCAACACCGTTCGCCGCCGTGTTGCCGTACCAGAAAACAGGTGGCTTTCAAAGTTTTGAACACTTTGCTTCCACCGCACCCCGTTACAGCACTTTTTCCCGTAGAAGAACATCTTCCGATAGGAAAATATTTTATTCGTTGGCCCAAGGCTATCACATCGGGCCTGTTTTCGTTCCAACCGCTTTGCTTTGCGGCGCTGGAACCTTGCTTCATGCCGTTCTTGGCTTGTCATAATAAAAGTATTCGCCCCTCGTACAAATATCTTGTAGGGTGCCGTCTAAAATGCTTTGCTCTTACACATGAAATGGGTTAAGGCACAATCACCCACCATGCAAGAAGCGTCCGTGTAAGGGCATCAAAGGGCAGTTTTAGGGATTTACACCCAAGGAAGCGCAACTCCTTTTACATCGGTCGTCTTTCACCTGAAAAGCCGTTTGCCTTCTGTTACTACATTTGACCGTGTATATCTGCAAAATCCGGGCCGCAACCCACCAGAATTATTGGCATTGTTATTGTTGTTGTTGCCATCCGTCCAGACAATAACGAAATTGTTGTTGTTATTGTAATTAGGGGAACGAAGGCCCCACCAAACCGCCAGAGGACACATTAACAGTCACGCACCTAATAGGAAATCATTTCTGTTTTGCTGTTACATTTTTGATTGCTCCTTTCAGAAGTTCGTTTTCTTTGTCGATCAGTTCACCCAAGTTTTGGGCCATCTTATCCAGCTTTTCCATTGCATCCTGTGACTTCACCGGATTCCCCTTGGAAGTGGTAAAGGCCCCTTCCGGGTTCTGGTTCAGAATCAGGTAAACATGGGTCAAGCGAACATCCAGCGCCATCAGGGAAGCCCGTGCTTCAAGAAGATGGGCCTTCCTCATTTCAATGCGCTGGTTGTCCGAAGGAAAGATACTGTTGGCCTTCTCCGCATGGTCGATGATCTCACCGGCCAGCTTTGCCACCGGCTCCGCAATCAGCCGGGACTACCGGGCTGAAAGACGGGTCAGGAAGTTCAGGGTTTCAACATAAATCTGATTGGCCGTGTTGATGAACTCGGCCTTGCTTGTGGTTCTCTTTTGCTTCAGGACAGACATTTTCAGTTATACCCCTTTGGGTGAATTATCGACATTGATCGTTCCTTCCGCCTTTTCCACTTCTTCCAAGTGTTTCAGAAGAACAAATTCAATGTAATTGGTAATGGATCGGTGTTCACGGGTTGCAAGCGCCCCGATCTTGTCAAAGACTTCATCAGATAGGCGCAAGGTGAAAACACGCTTGTTTGTTGCCATACAATACCCCCTTCAAACAGGCTTATAGATATTGTATGGCTGATTTTGCCCGGTGTATGCACTCAAAAGGCAGTCAAATGATAGCACTTTACCGGAAAACCCCCATTTTCAAAAAATCGTCGGGCGGCTTACGCCGCCATTATTATTTTTATTTGGGGTTCCCTCCCGGAACCGCCGCCTTTCGGCGGCGGGATGGGGGGCGGGATCATCCTGCGGGGGATTAGGCGGCAAAGCCGGGCCGCAACCCACCAGAAGTATAGGCAATGGTCGTGCGGTTGTAGCCATCCGTCCAGACAACAACGAAACGGTTGCCGGTATTGCAATTAGGGGAACGAAGGCCCCACCAAACCGCCGTGGTGACGGCGGTATGATTATTTGCAATCTTGGTGTTACCAGCTTTGTAATAATCATACTGGGCCTGATAGTTCTGTTCATACTGGTTGGCGTAGCTTCTCGTACCAAAGACTTCAAACTCGGAAAGATCAAACAGGTAATCGGTAGTAGTTGTAACATTACCGGAACTGTTGCTTCCATTGCCCGTGTTATCGGTGTACTTGGTCACGGGTTGCATCACAGCACGAAGGTCAGACGGAAGCGCCGCCATCAAACTGTTTGCCAAGGGGCTTGTGGGGGTTCCATCATTGCCATAAAGGGTTTTCCGCTTATAGCAAGCGTTCCAACCACCGCTGTTCGTGTTGCTGGTGTTCCAACTGAAATAACCGGTGCCGGAAATATTAGTGTTGTATTTGCTGTCACACAGGGCAACGGCGGCACTCCCAATTTTTCCAATCTGGAAATGGATCTTATTCCCGCCTTCACGGGCCGAATTGTGATTGAACCCCAAAATGAAAGCATTGACCGCCAAATTGGAAAAAGTGGTGTTGCCCACCTTGCCATTGATCTTGATTTCCTTCACATCACCAACGGCCCAATAGTTGGCCCCCAAACCTGCGGAACTAACTTCTCGGATGGTTGCCCAACTGTTATCATTCAGAACCTTGGTGGGCAAAGTCACTTCAACGGAACAGGTCTTATTGGCCGGGGCCGTGTGGTTGGTGCCAGCGGCCACGCTGACGGTGATTGTGGCGCTTCCTTTGCCCTTGGCGGTAACAGTTACCACCCCACCGGAAACGCTCACAGAAGCCACCGTAGGGGCATTGGAAGTGGCCGTGATTGTGCCGTTACCGGCTCTTGTCACGGTGATGGTGTCCGTGGTCTTTGCGGCGGTCAGTTTGATGGAAGTCTTATTCAAAGACAAACTACCAGCGGCCTTGGCAATACTCCAAGCAACGGTTTTGGCCCCGGTGCTTCCATCGGCCCACTTGTAGTTCGTTTTCGGCGTGAAGGTGGCATTGTAGGAACCGGCGTTCGTGCCGCTGGTAGTTCCGCCAAGCGTCATTTTCCCGCTGTCATAGTTGTTCCAAGTGGGGCTTTGGGCCGAACCGGTATAAGTAAGGCTGTTGCTCTGCGTGGGGATCGTCATGGGGGCGGCGTTGATCGTCCAAGTCACTTCCTTGGCGGTCTGTGTGCCGTCTGCCCACTTATACTTCCCTTTCGGGGTGAAAGTGGCCGTGTAGGTTCCAGCATTGGTGCCGGTGGTTACACCGCCCAAGGTCAGGGCTTCAGGGTTATAGGCGTTCCAAGAAGGGCTTTGGGCCTGTCCGTTATAGGTCAGGGTGCCATTCTGCGAAGGAAGAACATTGATGGTATAGACGATACCGGACACAGCTTCCAAGGCCGCATTTGCGGCATCCTGTGCGTTCTGTGCGGCTTCCACACAGGTTCCGATCTGGTTCAACAGATACGGGTGGGCGGTTTGGTCAAGGTTGTGTTCGCTCACCTTGTTTTGGGCCGTACCTTTGGGATCATAGTTCATGTTGGGAAGCTGTTCGGCGGGAACCTTACCATCCACCAGATCAGCCTTCCCGGATTGACCTTTCTGAAGGGCTTCAACGGCATCCGCATTGGCCTTCATTTGGGTATCAATCTTATCCATGTTTTCATTCTGAACCCCTACATCATAAAATTCAGATTCAAGGGGTTTAGTCAGCTTGTAGTTGGTTGTTTTATTCGCCATTCTTCAAAACCTCGTTTCTCAACTGATTATGGGTATAGGCGGCAAGCTGGGCATGGGTGAACCGCCCAAGTTCCGCATGGGTGTTATAAAGCTGAAGCAAGGTCACAACCATGTTTTGGGGAACAACCCGGTTCAGCAAAGATTCAACATCATTGAAGTTGTTCTTTGCGGCCAACCCGATTTTCACAAGAAGCTGATAGGTGCCTTCTTCCACATCAGCGGAATAGTTTCCCTTCCCGCACAGCGTTTCAAGGATGTTCCGAAGCTGGGGCAAGGTGTACGGAAGTTCTTCATTGATCCGGGTCAGAATACGGAACCGGCGATCTTCAAGACTGTCCGTGCCTTTGGGGGTGATCCCCAAAATCTTTTCCCACCGGGAAAGGCCCATGTTTCCAGCGGTGGGAATGAACTGATTATCAAGAAGATCATCCGTGGTATTCCATGCCTTTTCAATTTCCGGCTGTTCGCTCCCCATGATCCCTTGAAACTCCGCATAATCACGAATGACATAGGGAAGATAATCAATCAGTTTGCGTTCCATGCTCCCGGCCCCCTTATCCGCTGATCACGATGGTTCCCGGCTCAATGGTTCCCAAAACCGGGATGTGGTCAAGGGTCAGGGTACAGTTCGCCGCTTCACCGTTGATCTTGGTGTTGGCAATATCCAGAATACCGGTGATTCCCAACAGGCGGCTTTCCACCTGACTGATACGAACCACAAGGGCTTCATTCTGGTCTGCCCAACTTTGGGCCAGTTCCAAGAAGTAACCGTTGATTGCTTCCGTGACATAGGCGGAAACATCATCCCAACTCCATTCCCGCTGATAGTACAGATCGAAGGAAAGGTTGATGGTATCTTCACCCACGCCTTCAACCCTCACCACATGGCCGATGGGGGCAATGCCCACACCTTCACCGGCGTTCTGAAGGGGGTCAACTGCGGTCTGCACCTGATCCACAAGGGCTTCCGAAGGCTTCTTGAAGGAACTGTTGATGATCACCAGCTTCACGGTTCCGCCCACGGTCAGCTTGCTATTGGCTCCCGCCGCATACACGGCATTCAACCACGCCTTGATTTCCTCGGACACACCGGAAAGGCCGCTGATCCAAGTGTCGGTTCCCGTGGGCGGGATCAGCTTGGCCGGGTTCAAATCGCTGTTCCAAACCCGATATACCTTCACACCGCCCACGCCGGGAATGGCGTTCACCTTTTCCAGATAATCCGCACGGTTGCCGCCGAAGGCTTGGGCGTTCAGGCTATCCATGTAACGCTGTCTGAAAACCTCAGTATCTTCTTCATCCTCACCGGGGATCACCACGGCGGAAATGGAACAGGTTTCAAGCCCGTCCACATACTCAATGGGAATCACCGTTCCGGTGTAGTCATTACCGGCTTCACCAGCGGTTTCACAGGTGATTTCATACTTACCACTTCCACGGTCAGCCGAAACATAATAGTTCAGTTCTCCAATGGAAAAGCGGGTGTTCATGGGAAGGTGCAAGGTGGTTGGTGTAATGCTCAACTGCAACACGGCGGGGCTTGCCGGTTGCGGTTTCAGCCCCCTTTCTGCCGCCCTCAAAATGAGATAAGGGCGGGTTGCGGTGTCTGCAAAGGTTTCATTCAGCACCGTATCAAGGGCAATATAAAGGTTCTGCAATTCCACGGCGGCGGGGGCATCACCGCACCAAACCAACGAACCTTCACGGGTGTCCAAATTGCCATTGATAGAAAGCGCCTTCTGAAGCATCCGGGAAAGGATTGCTTCATAGGTCTGTGCTTCATACATCAGATTTCAACCCCCAATTCTGCATTGATTTCGCCAAAAATGCTGACCACCGTGAAGGTAGTCAGCACTTTCTTTTTGTTCACCGTAAATTCAAAGTTCTGAACCGCCGTGATCCTATCATCCTGAAGCAAGGCTTCACGAACCCGGCGTTCAATTTCGGGAATACAGTATTCCACATCTTTCCCGATCAGATTATGAAGTTCAACCCCATAATCCCAAGAATGGATCAACCATTCATAGCGTTCTGTGTTCAGGATCAGAAAAACCGCCTGTTCCACAGCTTGGATTTCATCAATGGTGCCGATGATGGTCAGGTTGTTGTGGTTCATCCTGAAAGTACGGCTTGGAAGGGTTTCAATGGTGAAATCCTGTTTAATATCATCCTGAACTTGCGGAATCATCATCAAGCCCCCTTTACTCGGTCAATAACCACGAATTTCTTTCCTTGCTGAACCCGGATCAGAAGCACCTTTTCACCGGCCTTCAAAGCGTTGTGAACCTTGAAGGTTTTCTTGCCAACATAGGCGTGTTTGTGGGCTTCATACGCCGCCGCACCAGAACCACCGCCCTTGTCCTCGGTGCTGTGGTTCACCGTCATATCAACTTCAAAATCGGTCACATTCCGGGTCAGGATCAGCATTTTGGAAGTGTAGATGGATTTCTGATCCACCTGAATTTTCAAGGGTGAAGCGGAAAGGACAGTTCCAAACAGGATGTTCACCGGTTTCCCGGCTTCCACAGCTTCCACCGCCGCCCGTTTTACCACTTCAACAGGATTAGGCAATAAATTCACCCCCGATCAGGTCAAGTTCCATCATGTGTTCATCACCCCTGAAGGTATGGGTGACTTTGTTCACCACCATGTAATTGTTGGTGACAATATCGCCAAGGTTCAGGGCCACCACCACGGCGCTTCCAGCACGAACCCGCACATCACCGAAAGCGTTCTGAATGGTCAGCTTGCGGGTTTTCTGATCATACAGCTTCAACAGGGCATCCGCCTTGGCGGAAGCGCCCGTTTTGGTCTGAACTTCTTCAAAATACTGAAGAACACCCCATTGGTTCATTTTCGCCCCGTCCTGTGCAATGAACAATTCCCGCTTACCGGTTTTTTCATCGTTATAGGCCAGCTTGATCTTGTTATAGGTCTGTTCATCAATACTGGATTCATAGCTGAAGTTTTCCCCGGTTTCTTCATCAATCAGAAGGTTCAGCTTCATGGTATTGATGTTCTTCAGGGTCAGCTTCCCGGCATCGTCATATAGAACATAAAGCTGTTTGGTATTCATCAGGGTTTCATCAAGGGCGCTCTGGATCATATCAAACAGGGTTTGGTTTTCTTCCACGATGGTTTCAAGGGTATAACCGGTATCTTCCACCGTGCCAAGGTTCAACCGGAAATCTGTTGCAATGCGCTTCAGAAGGTCAGAAGCCTTCAGCCCTTCTTCCGTGATGGTGTCCTTATTCTTCAAATAACGCAACTGATCATAGGCCACAACATCAATGGTGCCGCCCTTGTCACGCTTTTTCTTGAACACAAACCCATAGAACATGGCGGTTCCGTTCACAGTCAGCTTCACCGGATCACCTTCAGCAAAGTTCAGCCCCGGCCCCTTGACAACGGTGAACTCCAACTTGCCGGGGGTTCCCTTGCGTTCCAAGGTCAGCCGTGCGCCTTCCTCGACAACGGGGAATTGAATGGTGCTGTTATGCTGGATGAACAATTCAACTGCCAAACGGAATCACCCCTTTCAGGAAGGCAAAGTAAGAACCTGACCGGGATAGATCAGGTTCGGGTTCTTGATTTTGTCCTTGTTCAGATTATAGATTTTCGTGTAATCGGCCCCGTTGCCCAACTGCTTCTTGGCAATGTTCCAAAGGCAATCACCAGATTTCACAGTATAGGTGGCGGCTTTCGGGGCCGTTGTGGTGGGCCGGGGTGCCGCCTTAACCGTTGCGGTGGCGGTTCCCCCGGAAGTCTTGGCCGGTTGCACGGTCACGGTCTTGGTGCCATAGGCTCTGTACTGTTTCAGGTTGATCTTCACCTTCACATCAAAACCTTCACCGGCATCATCGGTGATTTCATAGGTTTCAAGGCCAACGGTCAAATTGGTGTAATGGAACATCCCGCCACCGGGCTTCTGCCGGTTCAGGATGAATTGGAACGGGGTCTTGCTTACCTTCAGCCGTTCAAACAAGGACAGGTAATAGGCGGCGCTTTGCGCTCCACCGTTGCTGAAGGGATAGGACACTTGGGGAAGAACCAATTCAAAGGACACATCCGAAAGGCCAGCGGCCTTCAGAATGTTGATTTCTTCCCCGTTGATCAGGGTCATGGTTTTGTTCTGGTTGTTGATCTTCACCGTCACCTTGGAAGGGGTGATGGGCATAAGCGTTCCCGCCATATACAGTTTATACGCCATTACTCATGCACCCCTTCTTCAGAAACTTCCAGCTTTTCAGCAAAGTCATTGGCCCAAGCATCCATGATCCCATCCAAATCAGCATCTTTGGAAATGTGGTTTTCATTGTGCTGTTCAACCTTGATTTCAGCGGTAGTGAACCGGTTGATCGCTTCACGCTCCGCAATGTCACGAAGATAGGCCAAATCTTCTTCAGCAATATCCAAGGCATCAGCGGTGGCCGCTGTGTTGGCGGCGGTGTCACCGGTGTTTCCATAGATTCCATCAAGGGTGTTGCTCAAATCGAAAGCCCCCATAGAATCCAAACCGGAAGCATCAAACATTCCGCCAATCTTATCATCAATCCCTTGGCCGAAGTCATACCCGGCATCCCAAGCCCCGGAATAGGTGGCCCGATAGTCGATGGTGGGGGCGTTTTTGTCCAAGGTGATTGCGTTTTCATTTTTGCCCCAAGAAGTAACCGCACTTTGAAGGCTTTCAAGGCCAGAAGTCCAGTCAGTTCCAAAAATAGCATCAATGATGGTGGTTACAACTTTACCAAGGTTCAGGAACCACCCGATGATTTGACCGATCAGGTTTGCCACGGCATCACCAAAGCTGTTGAAGCCGCCGTTGCACACATTCAGAATCCATTCCACGATTCCAAGGAACGGGGCCACAAAGATTGTCCAAATGGCCTGAATGATAGCGTTCAAAACGCCAATGGCACAGTTCAGCACAAATGCACCGGCCACGGCTACCACACCACAGATAATTCCAGTTGCGGAAATGGTGGAACCGGTCAGCTTATTGATTGCCGCCACAATCATATAAATGGCCGCAATCACGGCAATGATGATCAACAGAATCCAAGTCAGCGGACAGGCCAGCAAAGCGGCATTGAAGCCGTATTGGGCGGCTGTGGCGCTTGCCTTTGCCATTGCTTCCGCCTTCTCGGTAGCGGCAAGGGTAGTGTTTGCAACGGCGGCTTTGTACGCCTGAACCGCCGCAAGGCCCTTCTGCGCATTGCTGATAGCGGTGATTGCATTGTTGGCAATCAGATAGCCGTTATACAACAGCATTGCCGCCGCAATCCCCAAAACAAGGGGCTGAATGATCCCCCAATTATCCACGAACACAGAAGCAATGGCAATCAGAATATCCAGCGCCGAAGAAGCCACATTCGCAACAGCGGCAAGGCCATTGATCAGGCCGGTGGTCACTTTCTGGAACTTGGTGCTGTTTCCAATTTGGTTGATTTTGGTCAGGATCGGGGCAAACATAGAAAGGGCCTGATTCTTCATATCAACCCAAATCTGCGCCCAAGTCTTGGGCATGGAATCGAACTTTGCGTTGGTTTCGTCCGCCATAGCAAACATGGCGTTCTTCACCACTTCAGCCGTTACCTTGCCTTCCTGTGCAACCGTCTTAATGGAACCTTCCGCAATCCCCATATACTTTTCAATGGCTCTTGCGATACCCGGCGCACCGTCCAGAATAGAGTTCAGTTCTTCACCACGAAGCGCACCCGCCGCCATTGCCTGTGTAAGCTGGATCATGGCGTTGCTCTGCTCTTGGGCCGTAGCACCGCCAATAACAAACTGTTTGTTCACCTGTTCCATGAAGGCAATGACCTGATCCATATTGCCACCGAAGGCGTTACCGGCGTTCAGGCCAAGTTTCGCAACGGCGGAAGCGGTGTCAAAATAAGCGGATCGGGAACGCTGGGCGGAAGCCATGATCTTCTGTTCCAAGGCTTCAACGGAACCGCCATCATCCACAAGCAAATTCAATCGGGCTTTGGTGCTTGCCAATTCATCCGAAATGTTCAGCACCTTATTGATCCCGGCGATACCACCAGCGGCAATGGCAACTTTCTTGATGATGGACAGAAGCCCGTTGGCGGAATTGCTACCCCCACGGATGGAATTGTTGAAATTCTGCTGTTCGTTGTTGGCGTTCCTGATATTTTCTTCAATGGTATCAAAGGCGGTTCCCGCTTTCGCCCATTCTTCACGGGCTTCCCGGATTGCCGCCGTGTCAACGGCTCTACCGGAAGCCTGTTGCATGGCTTCAAAGGTGTTCAGCACAACCCCCATTGCCTTGTGCATACTCTGAAGGGGGCTGGTAACACCATCATAAAGGGCAATAGCGGCCCGGATGTTTCCCACAGGGATCACCACCTTTCTTGGAGAATAGAAGCCGGGGCCTTAATGGTGGCGGCCCCGGCGCTGTTTTCGTTCAATTTCCTTCTGCTTCTTCTTTTCAGCTTCCACCCGAACATCAATGGCCGCAATGATGAAGGCCCGTTCACGGCGGGGCAAAGCATAAAAGGCGGAAGGTGTCAAATGAAGTTCGTGAAGGCAATAGTAAGCAATGTTCGCTTCACCATCACCTTCACAGATTAGTTTTTTGCTTCATCAACCTCATCCTGCATGGTGGTATCAAAACCACACACTTCCTGAATCTTGGTCAGGTATTCGGCATATTCGCCGGGGGTCAGCATGGTTTTCAGAAGGGCATCAGCGCCCATGACCTTGTAGCTGTCCTGAAGTTCCTTATCATTCAGATTGGGGAACACAGTACAAGCCACGGCCAGCTTGCCAAGGTAAAGATCATAGTCGGTTTCCTTCTGATACTGGTTCTTCTTGCCGGGAACCGGAACACGCTTGGCACAGGACTTCCGAAGGGCTTCATCCTCGGTGCCGGTGATGGTCTTGATCTCCCAAGGAATGGGGTTGCCATCCTCACCCAAGAAGCGTTTAGAAGCAACAAACTTGATGTTCTCAACGGGAACGGCGTTTTCAGCCAAAAAAGCGGACAGGCTCATTGTTTTTTCCTCCTATATTTTGATACGAAAAAAGGCCCCGGCCCCTACCGAAGTAAGGCCGGGGCGCTCTGCTTACTGCATACCGGCCAAAAGGCTGAAGGTTTCGGGCATCTCGAAATCTTCAAAGGTGAAGTCCATATCTTCATCCAAGTATTCCGCATCAGCATCAAACTTGGCAAGCAAGCCGCCATCCATATTGCAATCCTTCAGGATCACGGTCTGACGGCCCACGGAAGAAGTGGGATCTTCATTTGTCACCTGAATGTCAAAATAGACATCCTCGCCGGTGTCCTTATAACGCTTCATCAGCTCACGGAAGATGGAAGTGTTATAGTGGAAGGTGGCGGAACCCGTACCCTTCCAGCCGGTGGCCTTATTGCCCTTGCCGGTCTTGCCCAAAATGGGAACTTCCGTTTTGTTCTTCTCAAAGTTGGCTTCAAGGTTGATAGCCTGCATGAAGTTGTAACGGTTATCCCCGATGGTCACGAAACATTCAGCCAAGGAAGCGGAAACAGCATCCTTGGCGTTCATGATGGTTCTATCTGCCATGATGGTTGTACCTCCTTACTGAACATAGACGGTCATATAAAGCTGTTCCATAGCGTTCACGGGGGTCACATAATCAGTAACCACCACGGATTTCTTGGTATCGCCCTTTTCAACCGTCACATTTTCGCCGCTGAAGTTCTCAATGGCCCGAATATCCTGAAGTTCCGTGTGGTGCTTCACAATATCGTTCCAAAGGGAAATCCGGCCAGCGGCATCATTGGGAACCTTGCCAAGATACTTCTTGCCGAACAGAACGGCAATATCATTGGCGATCTGATCCAAAACTCGGATCGTCTGGTTGCTGGAAAAGTCGCTGGACTTTTCATCCGTGATGGAAATGAAGCTGTTAATGTCAGTCAGGACACATACCGCTTCATCCACACGATGGAACATGAAGGAACCTTCCTTGATACCGTTTTCAAGCTGGGTCTGCGTGAAATCGGTATCAACATCATATTCACCATCATAGGTCATGTTGGTGGCGCTCTTATTGACCGCCGTTCCGCCGATCACGCCCGTAACCCAAGGGATCAGGGCGGTGGAAGTCTTGTCGGAAGTCAGGCCGTTCTTGACGCTCACAACGCCTTCATAATCGGCCAGCTTGCGGAAAAGAACCACCTGAAACTTCTTGCCCACATCATCACGCATCCGCTTTGCGAAGGCCGCAAACAGGGCGGTGATGGTGGCCTTGCTCTCGGTGCAACCCATAGCGTTGAAGGTGTACGCTTCCGCCTGATCAAGATAGGTCTGATAGTCGGAATCGGCCACGGTGCCGTTGGTGCCGCCCGTCAGCGGCAAGGAAGCGGTCAAAGAAAGGGTTCCGCTGGACTTCCAATCCACATAGGCATTGGCCTTCAGATCGGTGATAGCGGCCACACCTTCCTGAAGATCAACCTGAACGGTTCCCAAGAAGGTTGCCACATCGAACAGCGGCTTCTGTTCTGTGGTGTTTTCATTCGCCGTGATAACGGTACGAAGATCATTACCACGGGTGCCGGGGTATTTGGCCGTTGCGTAGGTGTTAGCCGCCTTCACGCCGCTGGTGCCAAGGCGGAAGAAATGAACGGTTTTGGCGTGAAGGAAGATTTCACGCATAGGCTTCAGTTCATCCGCCGTGTACGCATAGCCGAAAATTTTCTGACTGTTCTTGATAAAGTCAGCCTGTTCCACCGTGAAAATCTTGCCTTCAGGCCCCCAATTCATAGCAAGGGGGATGGTGACAATGCCACGGTCAGAAAGGGTGGCGCTTGCCTGCGCCACAGAAATGAAGTTGATATATGCACCGGGCAGAACCTTGTTCTGCACCAAGAAGGTGCCGCCGCCAAGGGCCATATTATTTCACCTTACCTTTCATAAAGTCATTGATCAGCCCATCAATCTGATCGAAGGTGTATTCCTTCCCATCTTCCAAAAGGACAGACAGAAGATCACGCCGGTCAGCGTAACGCCTGAAGGTCAACACCCGTTCTTTGGGGAATACCACCGGGGCCGTGATGGTCGGTTCCTGTGCGGTGGCGGCTTTCTTTCTGGTAGCCATTCAATCACCCTTTCTTTGGCTCCACAGTAGTTTCCAAGGTTTCCATTGCGGTTTCCTCGGTTTCTCTGCGAAGTGTCAAATTGTAGTTCACGAAGAAGTGAAGAACCCCGTCTTGCACTTCATAACTCATGGAAGTTCCGTGAAGCACATCCCCATTGGGAAGGGTGATGAACTCCAAACATTCCATCAAATCCCCGGCCATAGTGAACAATTCAGCGTTGTTTCTCCCGCTGGTTGGGAAATAGTGAACATCCAGCGGGTTCCGGTTCATGAATCGGTTCTTCTGCAACGGGGAAATGTCAGGCTTCAGGACAGCAATGAAAAAACAGGGTTCCTTGAAGCCCTGTTCCACATCATTCTGATAGATTTTGTACCCGGCTCCAAAGGTGGCGTTCAGCTTCATGGAAACACCTTTGATGATTTCATTGATCAACTGAACACCCCCTTCAAAGCGTCATACAACATATCATTCAGAATGGACGGGGCCAAGGTTTTCACTTCCTGTTCGGAAATCGTCAGCATGAACCGCCCCTTCACCCAACTTGCCTTCAGGGTCTTTCCCAAGGCTGGAACATAGCGCCCCGGTGTTTGCCGGTGGCCGTATTCCACATAGGACGCATATTCCAAATTGTTGATGATGGTCACGGTGTACTGCTCCCCATGTTTTTCAATGGGAAGGATCGTCCAAGCGTCACGCAAGGAACCGCCACGATAACCGGGCCAATATTCTTCCTTGGCTTCATCCGTGGCATACGGCGGAACCACACCAACGGGGGTTCTTTTCTTCACCTTATTCAGAAGGATTTGGGCAATCTTCTTGGCGGCATCCCGACAAAGCCGATCCATGTCAACTTCCGAAAGCTGTTGAAGGCGTTCATCCAGCTTCTTCAATTCCCGGTAATCACATCGGCCCCATCTTCCCATCAGGCCCACCCCCTGAAGGGTTCAAGCATGATTTCTTGATGGTTGGAGAAAACACCCGGTTCACCGGAACGGGAATAGG